CGCCCGACTCAGGCGATGGTGAAGGCGTTCCTCGATACGCACAAGATCGCCCCAGCACCCGCTGCGAAGACCGCCGCACAGATTGCCGCCGATCAACAGCGGCAACTCGAACGCGCCGAACGTATGCAGGAGAAGGCGAAAAACTTCTCCCATCTCGACCTCTCCCTCGACCTTTAGGAGCCAATCGTGCCCCTCCCCAAGTTTTCCTCCCGCTACCCCGATGTCCGTGAGGTCTTCGATTATGCCCTCGCTAACGGCGGCGCCCGTTACACCCTCGACACCCCGGGCAAGGCCGTCCACTGGCGTGCCCGCGCCTACGCCTTCCGCAAGGTCCTCTGGGGCGAGATCAACGCTTCGGGCGGCCCGCCTCAGCCCACCCCCTACGACGCGGTTAAGATCACGATCGACGGATCGACCTGCATCATCCATGTCGAAACCGCGAGTGGGCGAGGGAAGCTGGAACCGCTTGTGGAAACCAAACCGCCTCAGGGTTTAACCCTTAACACCCCGGAGGAAGATCTCGACAGCGCAGCGGCCGAGTTCGCCAAACGGTTGGGGATCGAGCTATGACCGCGGATGAGCAAGAAGCCCTCTCCCTTTCCTACGCGGTTCGCCAGAATATCGTGCGCCTGCGCTCGGGCAACTATGCCGTCTTCGGTCACTACGATTACTCTCGCGGAACCCAGCCGATCGCCCACATCGGCGACTGGGCCTCGTGCGAACCTTTCGTCACTGAGTATGTCCCGCCCGTCCGGGTTGAGCGGAAAGTTGTCATCCCGGTGGGCCTTGATCTGGAGTTGGATCTGTGACCAAGCTTGACACCACCATACTCGGCGGCCTCCCTGTCACCGTCGAGATCTCCATCGCCCCTCGCGATCCGGACGTGGGGATTTTCGAGCCCTATGTCGAGGACTGGCACATAACTCACGTTAACGGCAAGCGAAAGCACCACTCTTTCATAAACGCTCTCGAACGCCAAATTCGTGCAAAAGAGTCCGACTTTGAAACCCGCCTCATGGAGGAATACAATGAGCGCTGAATACTTCTGTGAATGTGAAATCTCTGTCATCCTCGCTAATCATGGCTTTATCGGCGAACGTGTTTGGTGGGCACAGGCCACGAAAAAGATCGACGGAATTTCTATCTCTGTAGATTGCTACAGCAATACACCTAACAATGCACTTACCAAGCTTAAAACCTTGTGGCTGGATAAGTCTGCAATCCTTCCTTCCGCTTTTTCGATACCGAAACAACTTGCTGCACCTGTGCAAGATGCAGTATTCAAAGAAATCACTTCTGACGACATCCCTTTCTAAGGAGCCCGCCATGACCCCATACTTCGCTTCCGTCCGCTTCACCCGTGCCAACGGCCCCGAGTACTACCCCGCCCTCATCTCCTTCACCGCGAAGGATTTCCGCGACGCCGGCGACACCCTCTTCGGCTTCATCGCGGGCTTCGAGCTTTCCCGCCTCGGGGCTATCGCCGTGGAAGAGATCTCGGTCAACCGGCCACGCGGTATTCAGCCCTCGATCACCATCGGCCAGCCGCTGAACGATCCGGGGCTGGAACAGTTTCTGTTCGGAGGGAAGTGATGAAACCCGGCATCTCCGATCGCCGTGAACGCTGGCGCTTCACTTCCGCCATCGGTACTTGCACTCTATTCCGCAAGGGCCTCGGCGGACTTGATCGCAATTCCCTCATGACTCCTGAAATCGCCGCTCAAGTTATCCGCGCCACAGCCGAAGCGGATAAGCTTGCTCATCTCATCAAAGATCGCTTTAAGAAGGGCACCCCATGACCCCCACTCCCGAACAGACCGCCATAGTTGAAGCGGCTGTCAACACTACTGACAACCTCCTCATCAAGGCCCTCGCCGGTGCCGCAAAAACCTCCACCCTCGTCCTCATCGCCGAGGCCCTGCGCAAGACCACCATCCTCTGCATCTCCTTCAACAAGAAGATCGCGGACGAGATGAAGGCCCGCCTTCCCGGCAACTGCACTTCCATGACTCTCAACTCCATGGGCCACCGCGTCTGGTCTGACACGATCGGCCAGCGCCTAACCCTCAACACCAAGAAGAACTACGAGATCCTCACCGCCCTCATGGATCAGCTCGACGCACAGGACCGGGAAGATCTCTTCGAGTCCTTCGGCGATATGCTGAAAGCGATCGAGTCCGGGAAGACTGCGGGCTATATCCCGGACGGCCGGTTCCCCAAGTCCCGCCCACTCCTCTCCGACTACGAGTTCTTCGAGGAATGGCTCGACATCGAGTTCACCGATCTCCAGCGCCACCTCATCCTCGAGGCCACGGCGCAAAGCATCTCCCGCGCCCACGAGGGGATCATCGACTTCAACGATCAGATCCTCCTCCCCACCTGTTTCCCTTCCTCCTTCCCCCAGTACCCCCTCGTCCTCGTCGATGAGTCACAGGACCTCTCCGCCCTCAACCACCGGATGATTCAAAAATTCGCGAAGAAACGGATCATCGCGGTCGGCGACGAGTGTCAGGCGATTTACGGTTTCCGTGGGGCTCATCAAGATTCCATGGAACAGTTGCGCAAAACCTTTTCCATGCGCAAGCTCATCCTAAGCATCAGCTTCCGTTGCCCGATCTCTATCGTCGAGGCCGCGCGTTGGCGGGCGCCGCATATGCAGTATCCCGACTGGGCGAAACCCGGGGAGGTAACCGATCTCCAAACCTGGTCCGCGTCCGCCCTTCCCCCATCCGACGTCGCGATCATCTGCCGAAACAACGCGCCCCTCTTCAAGCAGGCGATCCGCCTTATCAAGGCCGGGCGTTACCCCAAACTCGTCGGCAATGATATCGGGAAGAACCTGCTAAAGATCATGAACCGCTTCGGTAAGGCCGATCTCCCCATCGCGGAAGCGGAAAAGAAGCTCGCCCGCTGGGTCCGGGGACGGCTGAAGAAAGCCCGTGACCCTGCTCCAATCGAGGACCAGGCCGATTGCATTCGCGTATTCTTCGAGGACTCCTCCACCCTCGGCGAGGCGGTTCGGAAGGCGGAACACCTCTTCTCCATGTCCGGCCCGATCGAGTTGATGACCGGCCACCGCTCCAAGGGCCTCGAATTCGAGCACGTCTTCTTCCTTGACCAAGATCTCTGCAAGGACAAGGGACAGGATCGGAACCTCCGCTACGTGATCCAGACCCGTGCGAAGAGCACTCTAACCTACGTCACAACCGAAGGATGGATGGAATGAAAAACGAACCCGCTTTTCCAAACCCTTACCGCATGGGGCATCTTGGTATGACCCTCCGTGAGTACTACATCGGCCAAGCCATTGCCGGCTGTTACGCGGCGATGCGACCGGAATACCTCGATCAGGTTTCATCCGGCGACAAGGGCGGTATCCACCCCGTCCGCGCTGCCATCACCATCGCCAACAAACTCCTCGAAGTTCTTGAATAGGAGTCAAAGCCTTGATCTCCCGCATGATCACTTGCCTCACTTCCGCCCACTCTATCTTCACCGAACCCCGGTTCACCGAGATGATCGCTGGTTCGCGCGCCATGAAGTTCTCCACCGTCTGCCCCTTCCTTTCCGCCCAACTCGGGATCGACCTCTCCCTCGAAGATCAACTCGAGATGGCAGGAATGATCCTTACCATCCAGTCCCTTCACATCTGCCCCGATCATCGCATCTTCGAGTTCGCCAACGTCCTCTACCACCTCGCGGAAACTGCGGACGGTCCGTTGCATTAGCCCAGTCCACCCATATCCGTCGATGATCGACATACCCATACCAAACTCCTCCAACATGCCCCTTTACAACCACGTCAGCCTATGTCATAGTATTCGGGTCAACAACGCAACCGGGCCGCGCGCCCATAGGAGAAACCCAATGAAGACCGTTACCATCGCCGGCCTGTCCGTCGAACTTTCCACCCCCTACGTCGCCGGACATACCCTCACCGAAGCCGAGGCCAAGACCCTTAACCAGGTCCGCATCGAGAACATCCGCAACAACTCGGCCAAGGCTGTGAAGGAGGCCGGCGAGGACGAGGCGAAGCTCGCCGAGGTTAAGGAGAAGATCCTCGCTTACGACGCCGCCTATCAGTTCTCCATCGCCGGCGAGGGCGCTGCCCGCGTCACCCGTGACCCCGTCGAGCGCGAGGCCTACGCCATCGCGAAGGAGTTCGTCAAGGCCCATCTCGCCAAGACCGGTCGCACCTTCAAGACCGTCCCCGAGGGCATGTCCGAGGACGAGTGGAAGGCGAAGGTGGAGGAGAACATCGAGAAGGTCGCCACCTCCGAGGCCGTCGTGGCCGAGGCGAAGAAGACCGTTGCCGCGAAGTCCAAGCGTATGGATAAGCTGGCCGAGTCGATCGACCTGGGCTAAGGCTCAGCCCTTCAGGGTGACTTACGCCGGATGGAATAGTAATCCGGCACTGACTTTCGCCAGCGGGTTTGGCGTGTGGTGCACCACGAAGGTTACATAGTAGCCACCCCGCATTTTCCTCCTTCTCTCGCAGGAGTTACCATGGCCCCCGCAGTCAACCCCTCCCTTTCCAACCGGGTCGCGGAACTTTGTTCCGCCATCAACGACCTGAAGTTCTTTGTCGTCGAACAGCACGACCGTCTTCTTGGCCCGATGCCCACACAGGTAATCGCTGGGGAGAAAGTTTCCCCTATGCCACAACCGCTGTTCGAGTCCCTCGACATCAGCATGAACGGCGCCTTCTATTCCATCGACGAGATCCGCACCATGATCCTCATCATCGGAGGGCGCCTCTAATGGACCTCACCCTCGTCGGCGCCTCCTTCCGTCCCAAGGATGCAAAGGAAGTCCTCGCCTCCCTCACCGAGGGCGACATCGTTCAGCTCGTCCGCGAGCCGGATAACAAGTACGATCCCAACGCAATTCAGATCCATTACGACGACCACTTCATCGGTTACGTCGCGAAGCATGAGGCGGCCGAGATCGCGGACTCGATGGACGAGATTCTCCGCGACGATCCCTCAACCACTTTCCGCGCGAGGATCACGGCCAAGCCTTCTCGCTGGTCCGCGGTTCTTTCCTACGATCCGGAATATGCGTGGACCTACGAAGGCTAATGTCTTCCCCCGACCTCCTTTCCCTCCTCTACCGTGCGGCCGCAACTCCGCACGGCATTTCCGTCGAGACCACAGACGTTACTCAACTCCGGGCGAAGCTTTACGCAGCCATGAAAGACCGGCCGGAGTTCAGCAACCTCTCCCTTGTCCCGTCCCCCATCAACCCTCTGGAGTTGTGGATCATTAACAAGGAACCGTCCGGTGAATGAAAAAGAGCCTATGCGGAAGCACACTCTCAACCTCTTCGACGGGGACTTCGATCGCCTCCAGCGGATGTACCCTGATATCGGAGCGGCCGCGATCATCCGCCGCCTGATCCGCAAGCATCTCGAAACGGTCGAACCTAAGACCGATATCTCCAACATTAAGGAGTCCCTCAGTGTCTGACATCGCTGACATCTTCGCCCGCGATCCGCTCAAGCTAACCCGCGATGACATCTTAGCGGTGATCAAGGAGTTCCGCGCCAAGCGATCCGCCTTCAATCTCGGCAACGTGAAGGCCGGGTCGACCAAGCCGCTGACGGAAAAACAACAGGCGATCGCGGACCTTTCGGCGAAGCTCATTCCGGGAGGGCTCGATCTGTGAGCCCGGAACTTCGCACTCGTCTCACCAACATCACCACCGACTTGTCTCGTGCAATGGATGCCGTTGCGCAGTATGACAAGACGGAAGGTGAAGTCGAGGACATGACGATCGCCGACATCAAGCTCGCCTTCGAAGGATTGCGAAGCAAGATCGCCACCTGCGATCGTGTTGTCGCCATGCTCAAAGCAACTGTTGACGAGGACTGGGCATGAACTCCTCCTTCGACACCCACGGCCAGTTCTGTTGGGACAGCACCTCCCTCACTCTTGCCTCCACTTGCTGGCGGAAGTATTATTACAAGCTAATCGAGGGCTGGTCCCCCGATTCCGGTTCCGCCCATCTCCGCTTCGGCGGCCACTACGCCACGGCGCTCGAGCACTACTACAAGCATATCGCAGCCGGCCTCTCCCCCGAGGACGCTTTGATCGAAGTTGTGCATGAGGCCCTGATCGAGACGTGGGAACACGAGCGCGACACTGCGGGCAACCGCCTCGAAGAGACCGGCCACCCTTGGGAGTCCCTCCACAATCTCAAGACCCGTGGCAATCTGATCCGCACCATCATCTGGTACTTCGATCACTTCGCCGAGGACCCAACCTCCGTCATCCAGCTCGCGAACGGCAAGCCCGGAGTCGAGTACACCTTCAAGCTCCCGGTCGATGAAAACATCATCTTCTCCGGCCACATTGATCGCCTCGTCACCTACTCCGACAACCCCTACGTCATGGATCAAAAGGCACAACCAAACACTACCAAGGTCCTCACTCCAAGTGGTTGGAAGCAGATCGGAGATCTTAAGCTCGGTGAGTTCCTTTACGGGAAAGATGGAAATCCGACAGAGCTTCTCGGCCTCTACCCCAAGGGCATAACACCAGTTTATCGTGTAACTTTCAACGATGGAAGCTTTGTCGATTGCGGTGAAGATCACATCTGGACTGTGGCCGATCAGTTCAATCAAAATTTTCGTCCTCTTGAATTAAAGACCCTGCTTACGGCAAAACCCTACGTCAAATTTTTCGTTCCTCTTTGTGCGCCTGTGCAACATCCGACTGCAGATTTGCCTTTACATCCTTATGTTCTGGGTGTACTATTAGGTGATGGTTATTTTGGGGGCAATTCTATTCAGCTTTCAACCTCACATAACTGGCTTGCAGAGAAGGTTGCAGAACATCTCGCCGGGGATGCGATTAAAAAGAGTCCATCTGATAACTACGTCTGGACAATTTCAGGCGGTAAAACCCTTGCTGCTATTCGAGCCCTCGGACTTAAAGATAAACTAAGTACGGATAAGTTTGTACCGGAACAATATATAATCGCTTCCGAAGCACAACGTCGTGAACTTCTTGCTGGTTTACTCGTGACTGATGGCAGCTGGAACGGCAAGAGTCGTATTTACGACTCAACAAGCCTGCATCTAACCAAAGCGATATGTGCACTAGTTCGTTCACTCGGGGGCACAGCTCGTTATCGCGATAGACGAGATGGCTGTTATCGTACCAGCATTCGTTTACCTGAACTCCCAACCGGAGTTGGACGGCGCTACATCGATAACATTGTTCGCATAGCTGACGCGGAAACAACTTGTGTTAAGGTTGCTGCACCTGATCATCTCTATCTCACAGAAAACTATACAGTAACTCACAACACCACCGGGTTCACCATTTCCCAGCGGTTCTTCGGCGAGTTCGACCTCTCCATCCAGATGTCCATGTATACCTTCGCCGGCAAGGTGATCTACAACATGCCCGTCAAGGGAGTCATTATCGACGGCGCGCAGATCGCGGTTGGTTTCACCCGCTTCGAGCGCGGCATCACCCTTCGCACGGAAGAGCAACTCAACGAATGGTATTCCGAGATGATGGCCGTGGTTGCCGAGGGCCGTGCCCGTTACACTCAGTGGCAGGATTCCGGCGACGCCCTCCGCGCCTTCCCTCGCAACCTCACCGCCTGTTCCAACTACGGCGGGTGTGAGTTTAAAGAGATCTGTTCCAAGGGCCAGCAGTTCCGCGATCAGTTCCTCCGCGGTTCCTTCACAAAGGGTGAACCATGGTCGCCGATGAACAACCGCTGAGGTACTGGATCCTTCTCCGCCTCGGAACAAAGAATGAAGTCCGCCCGTGGTCCGGCCCCCTCCCCCGCCACGTTTCCTATCCCGAGGCCTTTGGACTTTCTCCCCTCTCCGAGGTCGTCGCCATCATCCGCAATCCCGAGGAACTCCTCCTCGTCAACACAATGGAAACAGCCCAATGGCCTCCCTCTCAGACCACCACGGAAGTAAGTTCATCAAGGTCGCCTTCATCGGAGACTCCGGAACCGGGAAGACAGGCGCCCTCGTCTCCCTCGTCAAGGCTGGATATAAGCTCCGCATTCTAGACCTGGACAACGGTCTCGACGCCCTCCGCGAGTGGGTCAAAGTCGGTTGCCCGGACAAGATGAAGAACGTGGATTACGAAACGCGGCGAGATAAGTACAAAGTCTCCGGCACCGCAGGCCTCATCCTCGACGGTCAGCCCAAGGCGTTCACCGACTCCCTCAAACTCATGGACAAGTGGACGGATGAGTCCCGCCCAAAGGAGTGGGGCGAGGACACCATCTTCGTCCTCGACTCCCTCACCGCCTACGGCAAGGCAGCTTTCGAGTGGGCTAAGGGGATGAACCCCGGCGCGAAGGATCCCCGGCAGTGGTACTTCGCCGCACAGCAGGGAGTCGAGGACACCGTCGCTGTCCTCACCGGCGAGGACTTTAAGGCCAACGTCATCATCATCTCCCACGTCACTTATTCCGAGTGGCAGGACGGAACCACCCGCGGCACCATGTCCTCCATCGGTTCCGCCCTCGGCCCCAAGTTGGCCAAGTACCTCAACACCCTCATCCTCGCGGAGAAAACCGGTTCCGGCACGAACGTCAAGCGAATCATCCGCACCGCGCCAACTTCCGTCATCGACCTCAAGACCCCCGGTCCCGGTTTCGACTCAGCCCTCCCGCTTGAGTCAGGCCTCGCGACCATCTTCACCAAGCTCAAAGCGGCGTAAACCGTCCGCCGAGAAGGTGCGCCGGGCACCCATCCCCCGGCTTTTCAGGAGAAACTACCATGGCTTCTTTCGCCGAAATCGCCAATAAGAAGATCGCCGATGTCGAGCGCCCGCCGCTTCCCCCGGTCGGCAACTACCGCTGGCAGGTGACCAAGGCCCCGTCCATCGAAGAGGCGGGCGCGGGTGGACAGTACACCTCCATCTCGATCCCGTGCAAGGCCGTCGAGGCCTATGATAACGTGGACTCCGACGACCTCTCTGCTTTCGGCGGGATCAAGAACGTGATCTCCCAGGTCAAGTTCCTCTACGACAATCAGGACGCAACGAAGGGTGCACAGACGGAGTTCCGCATCCGTCAGTTCCTCGAAAAGCACTGTGCGCTGGAGGGCGTGGAGGACATGTCGATCGGTGAGGGTCTGGCCAAGTGTGTCAACTCCCAGTTCGACGGCGTGATGAACCACCGCCCGGATAAGAACGATCCGGAGATGAAGTACGCTGAGATCCAGAAGACGGCGCCGGTGCGGGAATGAGTGAAGGTCTTCATCCCGCCCCGCAGGAGTTCACCGCGGAAGAGATTGCGCAGGATCATATCCTCCAGTTCTTCCACTATGCTCACCTGCCTGAGGTGTTGCGATCACGTTCGGCCCCATTCTGCGGTGTTGCACGTTTGATTATCGACACCACTCCGAGGAACCCGGAGCGCACTGTTGCCCTCCGTAAACTCCTCGAAGCAAAGGACGCCAACGTTCGAGCCTTCGTGGCTAAGTAACCCAACCTCGGGGAGGACTAACCCTCCTCCCCACTTTCCCGGAGACAAAAGATGAAACTCACCGGCACACAAATCCGCTATCTCCTCGAACCCCTGATCGCCCCGGACGATACCATCGAGCTATCCGACGCGATCCACCTTTCAATCGCCATCTCCCTCAAGCGCCTCGCCGATACCCTCGGCCATCCCGCTTCAGCCCCGCCGACGAAAGAACAATTAAAGGAGATGCATAAGTGAGTTCAATCTGTCTCATCTGGTCCATCCGTTTAGGCGGGTGGGTTTCTGCTTCAGGTGGTGCGATCTCCGACCATACCCTCGCCAAGCAGTTCGATGAAGCGAAAGCTATCGAGTTCTGCAACCGGCAGAAAGATGGCCAGGGTGTCATCCAATCTTTCCCCGTTCCCCTCTACCTCATCGAGACCCTCACATGATTACCCCCGGTCAGCCCCGACGTCTATCCGAGATCTACATCGATCGTGAGTCCCGGCAGCGGAAAGAGCTGACCGGGATTGAAGACCTCGCCGCCTCCATCGCCAAGCGCGGCCTGTTCCACCCGATCATCATCGAGCGTGACGGGAAACTAATCGCGGGTGAGCGTCGTTTCACCGCCGTCTCCTCCCTCGGTTGGGACCAGATCGAGGTCCGCTACGCCGATGAACTTTCTCCAGCTGAGATCTACATGATCGAGCTGGAAGAGAACATCAAGCGGGTCAACATTCCGTGGCAGGAGGAAGCCGCCGCCCTCGCCCGGTGGCATGAGCTTAAAGCCCAAGAAGAACCCGGCTGGACCCAACAGGCTACCGCTGAGGAACTCGGACTTTCCCGCGTGGCCGTGACAGAGAAGCTCGCTGTTGCTTCCGCCATTTCCTCCGGGAATGAAAAGATCGCGGCGCAGCCGAAACTTTCCACCGCCCTCAACATCCTCCGACGGAAGACAGCGCGGGAAACTTCCTCCACCCTCGCCACCCTTGAGGGGAAAGAGGACTCTCGCACCGTCCCCCTCCACCACGCCGACTTCAACCAGTGGGCACCGCAGTACGATGGCATCAAGTTCAACCTCATCCACTGCGACTTCCCTTATGGCATCAACGCGGACGGGCAGAAGCAGGGGAACAACATCGCGATGCACGGAGGTTACGCGGATGGGCCAGCTGTATACTTTAGCCTTCTCGACACTCTCGCCTCCTCCATGCAGAACGTCGTGGCCGAGTCGGCTCATCTCATTTTTTGGTTTTCCATGGACTATTACGAAATCACTCGTGATCGTCTCACTTCTATGGGCTGGCGCGTCAACCCCTTTCCTCTTATCTGGCACAAGTCGGACAACACCGGACTACTGCCAGACCCTCAACGGGGACCACGGCGCATTTACGAGACGGCCTTTTTCGCGTCGCGAGGAGATCGCCTTGTGGTTCAGCCCGTGTCCAACCTCTTCGCACATCCCGGCCGGGATAAAGAAATACATATGAGTGAGAAACCGGTGGCGATGCTGAAACACTTCTTCCGGATGGTGTGCGATGGAAACTCAGTTGTCCTTGATCCCACTGCTGGATCAGCTAACGCTCTCAAAGCCGCACAGTCGCTTGGAGCGAATTTTATTGTCGGGCTGGAGAAGGAGTTAGAGTTCTATGAGCGAGCGCGAGACGCTTACTTCGCAGATGAACAGCCCGGTATCAATCTCTGACATTCACCGTCTGCGAAGGATAGAGAAGCGGAAAGATCTTCAAGCCCTTTTCACTTCCCTATCCTGGATCGCGGCGTGTGAGTATGTAAAACTCTGGCACCGGAAAAACACCACCCTTCTTTACTTCCACCAGTGCCGCCGCCTCTTTCGCCTGCAAAGGAAAATCCATGTTGATAAAAATGGTGAAGGGCTGTACTAGAATTGTCGGTAAAGCACAGGGTTATCTTGGACTTCCGCTTCGTGACGAAGAAATTAATAGCACTGTTGGCGGCGTAGTTCCTTCTATGGTTACTGCCTGGGAACCAACTCCTGATGAATTAACCGCAATCGCTAGCGGTGGCACTGTTTATCTTCGAGTACTTGGAATACAACATCCTCCAGTTATGCTTTGGGTGGAACCACTTGATGCAGAATAAGCTCATGATAATCGGTGAGGCCCTTTCCCGCGATGACGAAGTCGAGGGCCGTCCCTTCACAGGCGCCGCGGGTTGGATGCTTAAGCAAATCCTTTCCCAGAATGGGATCGACATTAAAGAATGTTACCTCACCAACGTCTTCAACTTCCGGCCCCCCGGCGGGACGATCAAATCTCTCACCGGCACGAAACCCCAGGCCATCCCCGGCCTCCCTAAGCACGGCGACGGATGGATTCGCGCCGAGTTCGCGGAAGAGTTAACCCGCCTCAAGACCGAGATCCGCACCGTCCGCCCGAACCTCATCCTCGCTCTCGGCGGCACCGCCTCATGGTTCCTTCTTAACGACGGAAGGATTTCGAAGATCCGCGGGTCCACAGTCCGTTCGCCTTACGGCAAAGTCCTCCCTTCCTACCATCCCGCCGCAGTCCTCCGCGAGTATTCCCTCCGCCCTATCCTCACCGTGGACTGCGCGAAAGCAGCCCGCGAACAGGAGTTCCCCGATGTCCGCCGCCTCCAGCGCTTCATCCACATTGATCCGACTTGGGCTGATATTCAAGACTTCTATCTTGAGTATATTGTACCCTCACCGGTTATCTCTACCGACGTGGAGACTATCGGAAACCAGATTACTTGCATCGGTCTCGCCCCGAGCCATGATCGTGCACTCGTCATCCCATTCTATGATCCTACAAAACCCGGGGGAAATTACTGGTCTACGCTAGAGGAAGAGGTCCGGGTCTGGAAATGGCTTCGCCGCCTGTTCAAGGAACCCCGCGCTAACGTGGGGCAGAACTTCCTTTACGACGCTCGGTTCCTTTGGCGCAGCTACGGCATCCCCGTTCACGGTATGGTCGAGGGGGATGACACGATGCTAATGCACCATGCGCTGCAACCGGAATTGCAGAAAGGCCTCGCCTTCCTCGGCAGCATCTACACCGACGAGGCGCCGTGGAAGCTGGAACGGAAAAACGATTCGATTAAGAAGGAAGACTAACGTGATCTACCTCGCATCCCCCTATTCCCACCGCAACCCTTCCATCCAGGACGCCCGCTTCCGACAGGTCCGCATCTACACCGCCGAACTCCTCCGTAACAAGATCCCCGTCTTCTCCCCCATAGTCTACGGCTACCAGTTCGAGAAGGACTTCGGGTTCGCCGGGGACGCCCAGACCTGGGAACACATCAACCACCGGATGATCGAGACGTGTGAATCCGTCCACGTCCTCATGCTTTCCGGTTGGAAGGAATCCCTCGGCATCATGCGGGAAGTCCAGTTCGCTCTCGACCTCCCCCGCCCGGTTCACTACGTGAGTATGCCGGAATGAAGATCATCGACACGGAACTCCTCCGCTTCGATACCGGGACATACGGCAACTCCGTCCTCACCGCAAACGAGCGCGAGTGGATCTACAACGGATTCGACGCGGCGGTTACTCTCGAAGTTCGGGATGCCCTCCTCCCTCAGTTCGATGAGAACTCCCGCGCCACTTACGAGATGTCGAAGGCCCTGCAGGCCCCGATCCTCGAGATGACTCTCCGCGGCCTCCTCGTCGACCAGAACCGGCGGGGCGTTATGCTGTCCGCGATCCTCCGGGACATCGAGCGACTCAACGATCAGTTGATGGAACTGGTTACAGAGGGCATCGGGTTCCCGGTTGCAAGCCCGACGTGGTGGAGATCGAACCTCCAACTGCAGAAGCTCTTCTACGAAGTCATGCAGCTGTCCCCGGTTAAGAAGAGGAATGCCAATGGTATATTTGCTCCCACTGTCAACCGGGACGCGATCGAGAAGTTATCTGTTAACTTCTACGCCGAGCCTATTTGCCGGCATATCCTTGTCCTGCGTGATCTGGATAAGAAGCGGCAATTTTTGGAAACTGGTATCGATGCCGATGGACGGTTCAGATATGGGTTCAATATTGCCGGCACCAACACAGGACGGCTATCGTCTTCCGAGTCCGACTTCGGAACGGGTTCAAACAGTCAGAACGTCGGCCGATCCCTCCGCTCCATTTTCTGCGCCGACCCAGGAATGAAGTTCTGCAACATAGACTTGGAGCAAGCGGACTCTCGGAACCTTGGCGCCCTATGCTGGAACATTTTCAAAGGCACCGAGCACGATGCCCTCATCGGCCGCTATCTCGACGCTTGTGAATCTGGCGATCTCCATACCTTCGTCTGCAAGATGGCGAATGAACAGATGCCGTGGGGAGATGATCCGAAGGGATGGCGAGCGGTCGCAGACACCATCGTTTACCGAGACTTCTCCGCCCGCGACATGGCAAAGCGGCTGGGGCACGGCACAAATTTCTATGGCACTCCCCCTACAATGGCCATGCATACCAAGATTCCAGTCGGGCAAGTGGCCTCTTTTCAGAAGGGTTACTTTAAAGGCTTTCCTGAAATCCCCCTCTTCCATTCGTGGGTGAAACAGCAGCTCATCGACTATTCTTCCCTCACAAACCTCTTCGGTTTCCGCCGCTACTTCTTCGGCCGCGCCAAGGAAGACAGCACCATCCGTGAAGCAATCGCGTTCGGCCCTCAATCAATGACTGCGAAGGAGATTAACATTGGCATGCTTTCCCTCTTCCGCGCCCAACGTGTTCAGCTCCTCGTCCAGGTTCACGACTCCATCCTCTTCCAGTACCCCGAGGGGATCGAGGACGAGATCGTCCCCTGGGCAATCGAGGCAATCAAGGCCCCGCTCGAACTTAAGTTCGGCCGCCAGTTCGTCGTCCCCACCGAGGCCAAAGTCGGTTGGAACTGGGGGGATGAAAACCTCGATCCGAAGAAGGGGCTCCTCAACCCCGACGGCCTGATTAAGTATAAGGGCCACGACACTCGCAAGCGTACCGCCCACCCCAAGCTCCGGTTCAGATAATGGCTAAACGACGGTTGTCGAACTGGATTGATTCGTTCGACAAGTTCACCTCTGGAATGCCGTCGCCGGATATCTTCCGCAAGTGGGGAGGTATCGCGGCTATCGGCGGCGCCCTCGAACGCAAGGTCTGGATCACGACAAATGTCGGAACCCTTTACCCGAATCTCTACACAGTCATTGTTGCCCCGGCTGGCGTGGGCAAGACGGTTATCACCAACACAGTCCGCAGTATGTGGCATGGTCTCGACGATCATTATCTCGCATCAGCTTCAGTCAGCAAGGCCAGTCTGGTCGACGAACTCCGCGAGGCCGAACGAAAGGGCGTGATCACTTCCGCCGGTCAGGGTGGGTTCGGACAGTTCCACTTCAACTCCCTCAAGATCCTCGCCAACGAGTTGGGCGTCCTCATCCCCGGCTACGACAACGAGTTCATGAACGTCCTCACAGACATCTACGACGGACACCACTACTCCGAGCGGAAGCGTTCGTCCGCCTTGAACTTCAAAATCGAAAAGCCGCAGATCAACCTCCTCGCCGCAACCACCCCGTCTTATCTCAACAACGTAATGCCCGAAGGCGCCTGGGAACAGGGATTCATTTCCCGAGTCCTTCTTATCTATTCCGGCCAAACCCAGGTCCGCGAACTATGGGGCGGGAATGTGAAGAATGACAAGGCGGAGAAGGATCTCACTTTCGACCTCAACACCGTGGGGAAACTTTACGGGGAGATGAAATTCACCCCCGACGCGATGGAGGCTATTAGCGCATGGCACCGTGCAGGAGGCCCGCCAACCCCTGACCACCCTCGCCTTGTCAACTACGTCACCCGGCGAACGCTTCACCTTCTAAAGCTTTGCATGATCGCTTCTGCGTCCTCAGGTGAGGACCTCCTCATCACCCTCGATCACTACGTCGAGGCCCTCGACTGGCTAACCGAAGCCGAGCGCTTCATGCCCGATATCTTCAAGGCCATGACCTCAGGTGGTGACGGGCGGGTTATGGAAGAGGCCTGGCATTTTATGTATACCACTTACCTCTCGGAGGGGAAGAAGCCGATTCTTGAGAACCGGCTGGTAAACTTCCTCCATCAGCGGACCCCCGCCCATAACGTCCTTAAGATCATCGAGATCATGAAGAAGGCCGGGATCATTAAGCAAGAACTTTCCGTCTCCGGCCTCGTCGGCCTCGTTCCACAGGGCAAAAAATAAGGGGCACGAGGCCCCTTTAAGTTTCCCTAGTTCAGTGGTTGGGGAGAAAACAGAAGACGGATCACCTCCAGCGATTAACGCCAGCCATCATTGACTGACAAAGCTACTTTACCACACCCTCCCCGTTTTGTCAACGCCTTACTTTCCCCTGCCCGGGAACCAGCACTTCCCGCATAACCCGTATATCCGAGCCCTGGTCATTAACCAGCGCCTTTAATTCCTCCAGGCCTTTAGTAACCTGAATCGCCGCTTGCTCATTAACCGTGATCCGGTATTGTAGATTCCGCACTTCGGATGAATCGTTCTCAAGCTTCCTCAACCGCTCATCCGTCCGCGCCTTATCCGCTTCAACCTGCGTCTGCCGTTCCTTATGCAGCACTTCGTGCCGAACAATCCACGCCTGCACTTCCTTATCCGCCGCCACCTGCGTCTGGTAAAGAATCCCCATGGAGATAAAACCTGACGCGATACCGAAACAAAGCAGATACATATTCATCATGCTTTGAAAATGCGGATCATCCTTTCTCGGGAACATAGGCATTTTAGCTCCCCCCGCACCAGGCTTTCCTCCGGGCATTATTTCCCTTAACTCCGTCTACCGTTTCAGGCGTATCTTTCTGCGACCACGTTATCCCTCGCCAGACGGCGCAGACTTCAGTCCCGCCTGAGCCCGTCGTTTGACAACCGGCAAGTAGGATCGGCGAGGCAACGAGTAGTAGTATCATCAGCGGTTTGCGCGGCATTGAGTTTCTCCCTGACTTCCTGTGCAATCTTCGCCCGAACTCCATCGGCGCCGTGGGAATAACCGAGCTGGTAAGTGGCAACGAAGGCGAGGCCGAGGGTAACTGCCGCGGCCAGGGCGACATAGATTTTAACCATTAATCGCTCCCTTTAATTCCTTCACCGCAGTGATGATCCGGTTATGGAACACCAGCCCGATAACCGTCACAACCGCCACGGCCACTGCGAGGGCGAGGATCACTTTCCAGTCCCCGAGCCAACTCGCCCCGCCGATTCCTGAAAGGCCGACGAGAGTAAAGATCCGTTCCCAAAAACCCTTCGTCTCCATCGTCGGTTTATCCAGTTCTTTCGGCACCGCCGCGACCGGCTTCTTTTCCGTGACCGGGGCGATTGAGGTTGACTTCGCTTCCGTCGCCCCAGGTGTTAAGGCTAAGAGATCCGCGTGAAGCGCCGCACGAGTCTGCGGTCCCGAGATACCATCTGCGGCGAGCCCCTTCTCTCGTTGATACTTCTCGACACTGTTCGGATCACGGCCAAGGAGAACAAGACTAGCGCGAGCAAGATACCGTAACCGATCGTCGAAACCATTCAGGCCTCCATTAACTTTCTTCGTCACCATCTCCACATCGCCGATGTCGGCGTAGCGGTTCAGGCTCTTCCCGGTTGGGTTCCCAACTTCCCAGTACCAGATGAAGCTCAACCCCTCCCACGGATCGGTGTTGATCAGATCAGGGTTCTCGACAAAATTCGGCGGGGCAAGTCCTTCCTTCACACACCACTCGTGGAACCTCTTAATATTCCCCCCGCCGGTGAGCTGGATCGGCCCCCGCCCCAGATTCTTTTTCCCATCCCCGTCTTTCTCCGGCGTGTTCCCGAGATCTACTCGCGTATCATACCGCTGTTGTGCCGGCGTCGGTCCCCAGATTTCCCGGTCGTACCGAAACGCCCCGCTCTCATGCATGACCTGCGCCAGCTCTTGCGCGAGTCGATGCGGCGGGAGAAGCCCGTAACGCGGACCATACTTTTCCAGCGCGGAAAGGAATGATTGCGCGTTCGGCCTGTCAACTTTTTTCCCGGCGATTTTATCTAATTGCGCTATTGTAATCATATCTACTCTCCTTCCAGCCGGGCAAACTTTCGCCGGACAACTGCAGCTTCTAGCGCTAGACACTCTTCATAACGAAGTCCGTATCGTTCTCCCGCCGTACGCCCTGGAAAAGCAGGGATAATTTCATTATTATCCTCATCGAAAACGGCCTCACGCGCTTCCTCCGCTTCCCACTCATCATAACAAAGCAGTCCGATTTCAAACGCATCCAGCCCACGCGCCGTGAATACATCTCGAATATGCTGTGCGATTAACCCGATGTGCCAGCGGGCATCGTTACCTTTTTCCGCAACAGCATCGCGCCATTTATATCGAACCCACTCTACACTCTCCCACGCATCTAACCACTCAGCGGGGATAGGTTCAATGGCCGTTTTAGCCCGTTCGTCAGATGTATTAATAACCGCGTTAGATGCGAAGATCTCTCTAACACGCGCACTGGCTGTACCGAGATCGTAAGTGTTATTCGCGGCTGGAGTTAGGTGACCTGTGGTAGAAATATACCAACGATCCGCCAGACTCCCCGACAAGTCACGTGTACTAAACGCCAACTGTCCCGGCAAAATTGCGCCAGACGAATTACGGGTTTGCGTAGAAACGGAAGCTGTCTGTTGCAGAGTTCCGTCAGGACTAATGCCGTATCCAGTAAGTCGGGCCGTGATGGTAAAATCAGCCGTAGGCCCTGGCGCTTCCGGACTACCGGAAACTGCGTATCCACTGAAAGTAGGCGTACCAACCGACATCAGTGCTAGAAAAGCATTGCCATTCCTTGCTATTGAGACTTCTGTCCCAGTTGGGTAGAACAGATGCGGCGGACGATTTCCGAAAAGTGCAGGATAAAGACTGTAGTCTACCGTATAAGCGGAAACACGCCCGGAAATTAACTTACCCGAACCAGTTTTAGTAAAGGCTCGCGCCATTGTTCCTACGTCAAGTCCCGCAGCGCTGTACCACCGTTCCGCCGTAACAACAGCAGCCGCGGAACAATTTTGCATCTGCAACCAGCTTTGCTTCCGCATCGCCAGCCCTTGGACATCGCTCACCGTTACCTTACCGAAGGCCCCCGTCACGAGGACGCGCCCGAGCCGACCGCAGGACTGGGCCTCGAATTGGCCGAAGGGAACATCGACCGATGCGTCGTCCACAATAAGGCCATAGTCGGAGGCTGAGCCATCAATTTGATTAAGCCCAACGCCATGCGACTTAAGATTTTTGAACCAGAGATTGACGCCGCCTTTTACAACAAGCCCTGTTCCGACCGTGCCTTCAAGATGGAGCCCGTCGCACACAATATCATTCGGCTGCCCGTCGAAAGATCCGACATCACGATAGATTTCCGCCGCGGGGCTGAACACGATTTCAACCTGGCTTGCACTAAGCGGTGGAGCCGTATCAAGCGTAATCGTAGACGCATCGGGAACGGCTGTAATCGTAGCCCGGTGTGCACGAAGCGGCGATCCAGTTCCTTGCCCCGTCACACAATCGAAAATATAGACCGTTCGCCCGATGTCGGAAACCGAAGCGACAGCCCCGTCAAGACTGACATTAGCATTCGCCGCAGTCGTAGTAGCCCTTACGGACCCGAACGTCCCAGGCAACGATGTCTGCGTCTGCGTCGAAGGCCGCGCCGTGGTTACGCTAGTGGAATTGAGCACTGTTTGAATAACATGGTGCTCATTATCGATGACGAGAATATCCCCTTCATCGCCTGCGGCGAAGATCGCCGTATCACTGGTAAGCGTAGTTGTTGCGGATGTAATTGAGAAACGCGCTGATCCCGTCAACTTACGCGGCTTCCGAATCCCACCACCCCAAAGTGACAGATTCTCAATAT